AATTCAATGTCTTTTGTGGTAATAGGCAACTTCACTCCATAAAAGTTATTTAGTAACACGAATAACCTCCCCTGTAGATTTATCCAACTCATACTCATACATATCAGCTTCAGATAATTTTTGATTCTTAATGCGTTGACCAAAAATTTTTTCAAAGTTCTCATCAAACTTTTTTTGATCTACTGATCTGTATGTATCACCTTTACCTGCTTCTTGTGCCATGATTACCAAACCCAAGAGACAAAGCTATCTCTAATCCCTTTAGTTACTGAATTGACTTTATGTGGATATAAAAAATTAGAGGGAAATATAAGAATATCACCTTGTTTAAGTTTAATTTCCATATCATCAAACATAATAAATTCACCACCTTCGTAATCTTCATTTAATAATCCAACAATAGATAATGTAGGTATACCTTTACGCTCACCATCAAACATATCATGAATATGATCGCAATGTTTAGCCATAGTCTTACCTTCTCTGTAACGATTAAATCTTATATAAGTGAAGCCTTTCCAACCATTAAAGTAATCATTTTTAAAATCAGTTAATATGTATTGGCTGATAGCTTCCCATACTTTTTGTGTGAGCTTATCTCTTGTTGCAATATTATCCCATGATACATCAAGCTCTTGATCACCGCTTTGGGTAACATATTTACCATCTGCATTATAAAAGACATGTTGTTTCCATGTAGCTTCATCTATTTCTTTTCTGATTTGATCACATAATTCTTTATCAAGCCAATGATATACTTTGATGTAGTCAGTTAATTTATTCATTTTTTAACTCCGTAAGCATTTTATTATCACCAATAGTTCCTTTTAAAAATGTATTAAAAGCTAAACTAATACGAGTTTCCCCAGCAGTTACTTGTTCAACATTATGAGTTAAGCTTGAAGGAAATATAACTATGCCTCCTGTTTTTACAGCAAACCACCATGATTTTGAATTAAAAACATCATAATTATCGGTTTCTAAACTTATTTGTTGATAACCTAATTTATGAAATTTAATTTTATCTTCAGCAGGATCGGCATGAATATATAAAACACCTGACACAAAACTATTAGGATGTTCATGTGTATGATGATATTCACCAGGTTTAGTCCAATTAAGCCATGATTGTGTAATGTATGGCTTTACATCATATTTTGGCTTATAAACTTTAGAAACATAATGCTCAATATGTGCTTGAACAATATTTTTAAGATCAATAAACTCTGGCGCATCTAAAATATAATTATCAAGGCTTGTTGTGTTACCTTGATTTTGATAAGTCTTTTTAGAGTGATCTGCTACAAAATTTAATTCAGTTTGGGTAAACTCTCTTTCCAAACTATTAAACATAACAGGCGTTGGAAATAATAATTCAAAATTTGGTTCGTTCATATAATCCTTAAAATAATGGTTCAGCTTTAATTAAATCAAATACATTTTCTTTAGATTGTTTTGGTAATCTTTTAATGATGTGATTAGGTTTATTTAAAATATAAAACAAAGCTTCATGCTTTGTTTTAAATTTTCTTATCGCTTCATTAAAGTCATCAATAACTACATAATTAAACATTAATCCTCGCAGTTTCCGCCAATACATCTAGCGTTAGCTAATGCAGCTTCTTCAATATCGGCTATTGCATCTTTGCCAATAAAGTCATCTGCTGCAGTTCTTAATCTATTGTATAGACTTTTTTCTACTTCGGTTACAGAAGTTTTCATAAGAAATCCTCTATCCCTAGCATGATCGGTTATAACAGAGTTGACATAATCAGAAGGTTCTACACCCCATGATTCAACTTCGCTATATTTTTTGTCATCCAATTCAACTTCAATGATTACACTAAATCGTTTCATGTTTTACCTTTCTAATTAACTCTAACATCTCTGCTCGACCATGTTTCTTTTCGTATCGTTCAAGCATTGACCTTGCGTGTGGTTTATAAGCACGTCGTAGCCAGCGCACCCAACAACACTCGTTATTAAAATTAAAACGACCACGATTTTCATTACAATATTCACAATCCATTGACATAATTAATTCTTTGACCTATCCATCTCATTACAGGAACTGCCATAGAATTACCTAATGCTTTATAACGTGTAGAATCACTTGATGTTGGAGTATTAGTATAATTATCTGGAAATCCTTGTAATCTTTCACATTCTAAAGGAGTTAATTTTCTAACTTTCATATTAGTTTGCACACCATGCACACCTGTAGCATTTAATGTATACATAATATTTTTTGAAAATCCATTTCCATTTCCACCATTATGCGGTTTTCTTCCAATAATATTTTCAGCTATAGAATAAGATATCATATTAAATCCGTCTGCTCTTGAGTAGTCGTTACAAGTTGTTTGGAGGCAATTAGCAATGCTTGGTATAAAGTTATCGGAAGTTTCTTGTTCCTCTTTTCTGATCGGTGTAATATCCCTGCACAAGCTTTCGGACTCAAATAATACTTTTGCTGCACTTCTCCAATCTCCAAAACATCCGACAACGAACACACGCTTGCGTCTTTGTGGCACTCCGAAGTATTGAGCATCAAGCACTCTGTAGGCGAACCCATACCCGAGTTCAACCAACGCTCCGAGGAATGAACCAAAATCCCTTCCTTTGCCACTAGATAAGACGCCTGGCACGTTTTCCCAAACGCACCACTTGGGTCTAAATTTGTCAAGAATTCCCACATAGGTGAGAGCAAGGTTACCTCTTGGGTCTTCGAGTCCTTTTCGGAGTCCTGCGACAGAGAATGATTGACAGGGAGTTCCTCCGACCAAAAGCTCAACTGATTCATTTATATTCCAATCTTTATATTTTGTCATGTCACCAAAATTAGTTACATCAGGATAGTGATGGTGTAACACTTCCGATGGAAATTTTTCTATTTCAGAATATCCAACTGCTTTCCAACCCATGTCATGCCAAGCTACAGTTGCAGCTTCTATGCCACTACAAACAGATAAATAATTCATTTTACTCGCAAAGCCTCTCTGGCAAACTTAACACCAATTTCTAATTTGTATTCGCCTTTTGCATGACGCTCTAATATTTTTTTAGCCCACGCTTTAGGATCAGTTGGATTTAATTTAATTTTAGACATAAGTTCTTTTGCCTTTTCTTTGTTATGTTCAATTTGATATGGTGTAGGATTTCTTGGAAGCATTTTTATATATTCTTTAGGTTTGGATGTTTTGCATAAAGATACTATGTCAAATATTGTTGGCATAAATTTATTCTTATCAACCCAGCTATCAAAAGCTTTGCTTACTACATTAAAATCATAATCATTAAGTTTCATCCACCAAACCCTTAAAGTTTCACGATCAAGTTCAGGTCTTGAGTAAATAGATGTCAAACTGTTTAACATAGATTTAAATGCTTTCATTTCCTCAATTTTTTCTATCAAAAAGGACTCTCTTCTTTTAGTTGCTCATCTTCCCAACGATGTTGATTAATCCAAGTGCTAGGGTTTGGTATAAATTGCCCATTATTTTTAAACCATTGAGGGCTTTCTTTTTGCCAACTTAATGCTTGTAAAACAATAGTTAAATTAGGATTAACTTTTAACCAAGCTTTTCTAGCTGCTTCCTTACCTACTTTTTTAGGGTAGGTCATCCAAAACATATCAAAATCATCCATATATATTTGTTCTGTTATGTTATGTTCTGTATCTGTTCTGTTCTGTTCTGGGGGCGTTACTGTAACGTTACTAGATTGTTTCATACGTTGCCTATGTTTGGCAACCCTTTCAGCACTAGAATCAGAAACAAATTGACGCTTATCCCAATTAAGCACTTCATTGTCATTATTGATAAAGTTTTTATCTATAAATATTGCTTTAGATGATAACCATTCATCCATAGAAATTCGTAGTTGAAACGCTACTTGTTCATCTTGTAACGTTACATTTCCGTTACATCTGATACAAAATAGCATAATTAACCTACGTTGATTTATTTCGCTTAACATCTGAACTTTAGGATCATGAGCAAATTCAGAATAAAGCCTAAACCATTGATTTGCCATTTTTAGTCCTTAAATTTGCGTTTTAGGAAGATTTCAGGGTATTGAAGCTTAATTTTTGCTGGTATTCCCCTAGTTTTCCATAGATTTACCTTTATTCTGTCATGGTGGGTAAGCAAGCCAAGCTTCCTAGCAAGTTTCGTGCCACCCCCATAATATTCAATGATTTCTCTATCCGTCATAGGCATACTATAATCCTTTTTAAATTTATAATCTAAAATTATTTAACAAAAATGTTTAAATAATGCTTGCAATATAAATCTTTTTATTTAAAATAGCAACTGTAGTTTTTAAATTTATGGAGGAAATATGAATAATTACAACGTTAAATTATGTTATCAATCAAGTTTAGATAATTCTAAACATTACTTTGATTGTTTAGTTAAGTCTCAAGACGATCAAACAGCCATTAATCAAGCATGGATAAAACTTAACAAAACTGTAAAATTTAAAAAATGGTTTATGGTGTCAGTTTCATGCCCTGATCTTAATAGTATTCAAGGTGTTCCATTTATAAGATACAGCGGCCTTAATATTGATTCTAAATATATATTTTAATTAGGGGAACAACATGAAAACAAAAGGCATGATTGTTACGGTTCTAGCAGTATATTTATATGGAGCTTTATGGCTCTAC